CAACGGGTTTGCCTTGCATGTCTGTTTCAAGTAGTTCAGACATATCGCGATAGTTAATCATATCACAATCTGTGTAAATGGCTTTGCCTTTGAACTCACAGTACTCAGGGATGGCCCACCTAAAGCCAGAGAAAGGAGTAGACCACATTGGTGTGTTCCACCCGCCCCACCAGCTTTGCGGATCATTATTCTGTCGCATCCAAACAATGTCTAATTCTCGACTACAGTTTTGTCTTAGACTGTATTCGTATGCGCATTCTATTTCCGCATCCTCTCCATTGGAGGACGACCCAATAAAGATTCTTACATCATCCATAACTCACCTCAATGTATAGTTGGCGATTCAAACTCCATCAGTGAAAACGGTTCAATTAAATCCTGATTAGTGGTAATATAATCCATCATTTCCGTATAGTCCTTGTCGTCAAGGGACGTACGGTATAATCTCATTGCCAAACCAATCATAGTGCCAGCTACAGCTATACTGCTGTTGGTACTACACTCTAGTATCATTCGGTCAAAAAATCTTTGATACATCTCCATCGTTTGTTCATCGAGACTGTCGTCAGATGTTTCATCTACCATTTTACTCTCCGAATTTATAGTTGAAGTATTGTATTTCTTTTTTAAACATTACTGCTACTTTATCTATAACGCTTTGATCCTTATATAGTTCTGTGTAATGTTTTTTACGATAACCCGATTTCTTCCTAGTGCCAGTGATCATGTCTTCGGTTAAAGGTACTCCAAGTGTTTGGTTAAACATCCTACACAGCGAACTAGAAAGTTCACTATACTGAATTACTTGATCTACCTTAAGTTCATCCTTGTCAGCATAAAGTGACCAATCCTGAGGTGCAGCATACCATGACCCAAGGTAATTGTCCACAAAATATTTGAAGTTAGCGATATCACTATAGTGGTGATTCATCTTCGGCTCTCTACTTGACTTCCAGTAAAATTCACTAACCACTTTTTCCCAAGGATTGCGTTCAACAGTAAATTTGTGGTATTCGTTCCAAACCTGATCACCAACAAAATCCCTGATCATGTGCCACGGTCTGTGACCATCTGGTTGATTAGGTAGCTTGGGACCAATGTTTACTCTAGGAGTACCGTCAATCTTAGATCCAGTGCACACATCAACCATCGGGTCAAAGAAGTTATCTGCAATAATACTTTCAACTGTAGAGCCAGCTGTCTTCTTGGTCTTTACAAAAATGAATTTGTTACTATGAGAGACTAACATTCTTTATATGATTCCATGCTGTACCATTCTTTATTTCATCATACGTCCATTGACAGTATGCGAGATCGTTTAACCACTGCTGTCTATCTGGCATCTCATGTACTTTGTCTATCTCCGATATATGATGTGATGCTATGGGTGTTGCCATTGAACCTGGTGACATCGGATACACAGGTACACCGTAACATGCTGCTTCTGTTAGTGAGTTGGACGTCCAACCAACAACAGCATGTGCGTCATCTAAATCCTTTTGCAAGTACTTACCACCATTAAGACCTTCTGATCCTTGATTGCTAGACCAGTATACATCTGCAAATAATTCCAATATCTCTGGTACCAAGTTTGCTTCAAAGAACTCTGAATACATTCCGTGCTTTGGATGAGGACGGATGACAATTGGAAGATTAGTAGATTCTCTAATTAGAGTAATACAGTGATACAGCCACTTGTAATAAGATCCATATTGTTGAATCATACGTATGAGACTAGTATCGATAACGTGCTGTAGTACTACCAGAACGTACTCACCTTTCTTGTCACGCCAAGGTTTTATCTCAATGTCATGTTCTTTTTGGATACGTTCCCATCTATCGGGGCCATTACCCATTGGACCAAAGTTGGCTTCATTCCACAGAAAACTATTCCAAGAGAATCTAAAGTACTTGTCATAAAAATTGTCATTTACATTCTGTCTGAATACTGCAGACTCAAACACTATAGAAGGTTTCTGACTTTGATTGATAAAGTTATAGAAAGGTTCGCGGAACGGTTCCTTTACATGGTAGGGATGTTGAATATTAATTTGAACATATGCATCAGCATCTTGGTGTGACCGCAGATCGTTGAAAGGAACTTCAACAAATGGATCACATTGAGGAACAGGATGCTTATACATCTTCTTCCAATCACTAAAGAATACAACTTTATTCATAAATGTTTGCTGTGAATTTTACAACCAATGAACTCGTTGTAGTAATCATCCCTCAAAAGTACATCAAAGTCAAATTGTAATTTGGCCTCGTAGTACGTACACTCACCTTTAGTTTTACACAAGCGAAGGATCTCTCTCTCGAAATTATCTTCACCGTGTTGTTCAACTAACAACTTTACCTCTTCACTAGAGCCAAAGTATTTCATCCAATCGGATTCTTTCTTTACCGTTCGCTTACGTTTCTTTCCTTTAAGCGGAGGTAACTTCTTGGTAGACCAGAACCACTTCTTTCCAATATATTTTTTTCCATTCTGTAAATTAGTTATCTGGTATACGAACCCGACATTGTCACTTATCATATCAGAGGTAAATGGCTGGCCCTCATAGGTCCAGCTTGACATTTAATCTTCCTCGAAATCTAACTCTTCTAAATCGTTCTCAACATAAAACTGATCAAGCTCAGTACCACAAAAAGGACAAAACGTTGGGTCTTCTGTACCTATACCAAACTGATCATCATCGTAGCTTACATTATACTCTGCACCACAGTTACCACATTCACAGCTACAAGTTAGTGTGCTCATAGAGACATTCCCGCAAATGTATTCTCGTTGACGTCTTTTTTGACTCCACCAACAACATACGATGTGATCTCTGTCTCTTGTGGTGCTACTTGTACTTCACCACCACTGATCCACTTCTGCGTCCAAGGTAATGGATTTGCTTGCTCAACTCTGTAAGGAGATTTGTAACCGATGGCGTGCATCCTCTTGCTAGCTATCCACTCTACGTAGTCTCCAAGCAGCTCAGCATTCAAACCAATCATCGAACCGTCTTTAAACAAATACTCAGCCCATTTCTTTTCTTGTTGTACGACACTATCAAATAGATCAATAACCTGTTGTTCGCTTTGTTCTCTTATTTTTGCAAACTCCTTATCATCTCTGGCAAGGAGCTTCAACATCTGTTGTGTCGATGCTAGGTGTACGTTTTCATCTCTGGCAATGAACTTAATGATCTTTGCATTCCCTTCCATTTTCTTTAGCTCAGCAAATGCCCAGCTACATGCAAATGAAACATAGAACCTGATGCCTTCTAATGCATTAACTGCATTAAGTGCTAACCACAATGCTTTTTTATGCTCGTAACTGCCGTATTCTTTGTCCTCTGGATCATTCATATCTATGAGGTTATCATAATACTTGCTGATGTCTTTCGCGCAGTCAACAATCTCTTGTATATCAAGTAGGTTGTCAAATACCTCGCTTGGATTACTGTAGATGTTTCGAATAATGTGAGTGTATGAGCGAGAATGAATAGTCTCACTGAAGGTCCACGTGACTAACCAGTTCTCTAACTCAGGTAGTGAACAGATAGGCATGAACGCTTCGGAAGGAGCTCTGCCCTGTACACTGTCAAGAAGAATCTGTCTCTTCAGATTAGAAGTAAAGATATGTTGCTCGTGATCGGACAAGCTACGAAAATCTTTACTATCTCTACCGATGTCTACTTCTTCCGGTCTCCAGAAGAACCCAAGTTGTTTCTCGGTAAGGTTATCAAATGTTTTGTATCTAAGATTCTCATAACGAGCAATGTTAACTGGTGCACCAAAGAACATTGGTTGGGTGACATTGTCAACCTTTTTGGTATCGAATACAGATCGCATTGTTGCTCCTAAATCTTGCAGCTCTCGCAGTCATCTTCTTCTGGTAGAGGCTGTCCTTCGTATGAGTGTGCTGGCGGTTCCATTTCGTCGGTTGCGCCATCGTAGGTGTTGAAGTAGTAAAGTTGCTTACCACCGTACTTGTAAAACATTACAAGGTGTCTTAACATCTCACTCAACGGAATCTTTTCCTCTTCATAGTGCTGAGGATTATAGGATGTGTTAACTGATATACCCTGGTCGATGTACTTTTGCAGTACAGCCATAATCTTCAAGTATCCTTCTGGTGACTTTTGGTCCCACAGAAGCTCGTACTTGTTCTTTAATCGTCGATACTCTGGTACTACCTGCTTAAGAATACCATCCTTCGATTGCTTGATTGACACAAAGCTTCGAGGTGGCTCAATTCCGTTGGTAGCGTTACTTATCTGACTCGAAGTTTCGGAAGGCATCAAAGCCATAAGCGTACTGTTACGAATACCGGTAAAATTTAACTGATGACGTAACGATCTCCAATCCATACGATCTTTTGGCTTGACCAAC